CTGCGCCGAACGTCAACTACGAACCCGTGCGGGAAATCTCGATGGAGATCCCGACGATCGGTCTCCAGTTCTCGGTCCACGAGACGACGGACGCCGCGCGTGACTTCCTGGTGCCATTCAAGAAGAAACTGACGCTGCAGCAGATCGCCCGCGAAGGTCACATCTGGCACGAGGTCACCGGCCGCAACCCGTTCTTCAACTACTGCGCCCACGACGGCAACTCCTCGGTCGAGGATGCCGATCGGCTGCGCGCCCTGTTCGATCCGCATGTCTGGAACGCGACCATCTCCGTGGTCTGCGAGCGCTCCGAAGGCATGCCGGCGACCAACGAGCACCAGCGTTCGCTGGCTTCGGACTTCAGCATCAAGATGGTCGAGCGCGGCTTCGATGTCCGCGTGTTCGATCCGGCCGGCCAGGACACGATCGGCGGCGGCTGCGGTCAACTCTGGTTCGTTCAGAAATGGATGCAGGACCACCCCGATCTCGCTCACCCGAGCATCGGTCGTGGCCTGCCAGTTGTCCACGCTCCGACTGCGCATGCCGCGTAGCTCGGACCTCACCGACGCCTACCTCAAATTCCAGGCGGCGAGACGGGTCCACGAGGCATGTCTCTGCCGGCTGGAGGCGTCCTTCATCGTCGGCTCCGCTGAACAAGTGGAGCTGTCGATCTCCGCACTCCTGGACTCGTCGCAGACGCTTGCCGATCGGCTGCGAGACCAGGTGTTCGCCCAGCTCCGTGACGAGGGGATCGATCCGATCACCCGGAGGCCAATGTGAGAGAGATCATCATCGACACCGAAACCACGGGCCTTGAGCGCAAGCTCGATCGCATCGTGGAAATCGGCTGCGTCGAGATCAACAACCTGCTGCCAACGGGCAAGACGTTCCACAAATACGTCAACCCGTTGCACCCGGTTCACAGGGATGCGTTCGCCGTCCACGGGCTCAGCAATGAGTTCCTGAAGACGAAGCCGACGTTCAGACGGGTCGTCAACCAGTTCCTCACCTTCATCGGTGATGCGCGGTTGGTGGCGCACAACGCACCCTTCGATCTCGGGATGATCAACGACGAACTGGATCGGCTCGATATGCAGCCGCTCCAGAACGAAATCGTCGACACGCTGGAGATGGCGAAGACGAAGCGTCCGGGCAAGCGAGCAACGCTCGATGCTCTGTGCTCCGCCTTCAACGTCGACACCAGCAAGCGAGACCTGCACGGCGCCCTGCTCGACGCGCAGCTGCTGAGCGAAGTCTACGTCGAACTGCGCGGCGGCCGACAGTACGGCCTCTCGCTGCTCGGCGAGGACGGTAACCCCGCCCACACCATCGACAACCTGCCGGCTGCGAGACAGCGACCGGTGCCACTGCCGCCGCGGCTCACCGATGAGGAGCGAGCCGCACACGCCGTCTTCGTCCAGACCCTGGGCGGAGAAATCATCTGGAACGAATACCGCTGAGGAGAACTGAGATGCAGTTTCTACGACGTACCCGCCACCTCGGAATGAGCGATGAAGCCCGTGCCGCCCGCATGACGTCTCTTGGCGGTTCGGACGCGCGGATCATCATGTCCGGCAACCAGCAAGCGATCGAGCAGCTCTGGCGCGAGAAGCGCGGCGAGCAGGAGCAGGAGGATATGTCCGAGATCCTGCTGGTCCAGCTCGGCAACGTGACCGAACACCTGAACGCTGACTGGTTCGAGTTCCAGACCGGCATGGTCGTGACCAACGAGCAGGACAAGGTCTTCTACAAGGATTGGGACAAGGCTCACGCCACCCTCGATGGACTCGTGCGTCAGACGCTCGAAGGCCCCGTCAAGGCGATGGTCGAGTTCAAGTTCATGTTCCCGTTCGGCTTCGACAAGCAAGCCGCCTTCGACAAGTACTACCCGCAGTGCCAGCACAACATGATGGTGATGGATCTGCCGGTCTCGTACCTGTCGATCATCACGGGCGCTGGCCAGTGGGTGTCGATGGAGGTCACGGCCGACATCTTCTACCAGGCCAAGATGCTCCAGGCCGAGCAGGACTTCTGGGACTGCGTCCAGACGGGCCGCACGCCCGGAAATCCTGTGGCGGAGGTCCCGCTGCTGGAGAAGATCCGCGTCGCCGACATGAGCCAGGACAACGCCTGGTGCGACCTCGCCCAGAAGATGGTCGAGACCAAGACCGTCGCTGAAGAGCACGAGAAGGCGAAGAAGGCGATCAAGGCGCTGATGCCTGGCGACGCCAAGATCGCCTCCGGCAAGGGCGTGACGATCTCCTACTCGAAGGATGGGAAGAAGCTCATCAACATCGACAAGGAGGCCGTCAAGCAGGCCGACAAGGACTCCGGCCGCCCGTTGCCCGAGCCCAAACCCAAAGCGACACGCTCCCGGAAGGCGGCGAACAGCAACGAGAAACCCGCAGAACCCGCGGCAGACGCCGCTTAATCACAGGAGAGAACCATGGCACGAAGCAATCCCAGGCTCGACAAGATCTACGACGTCTTCGAGAAGCACAAGGTCGACATCGACCGCGACGCGATCTGGGAAGTCCAGGGTACGCCTGTCGTCAAGCACAAGGACGTCGAGCGTCTCGGTGCCGCGATCGGCATCAAGTGGACGAAGCCCGAGATCCTGCGCGCCGAGCGTGACGAGGCGGTCATCCTCGTCATGGGTGAAGCCAACGGCAAGACCGAATGGTCGATCGGCGAGGCGTTGATCTCGCTCGAAGGCAAGCCCGGCGGCAACTACAAGGTCAAGGGCAAGATGGCGGCGTATCCGTACGCCATGGCGGAGAAGCGGGCGAAGGATCGCGTGATCCTGAAGATCGCCGATCTGCATGGTGACGCCTACTCGTCCGAGGAAGCCGACGATTTCAAGGAAGAGTCGGGTAACAGCCGCAACGACGACCGCCGCGATGACCGTCGCGACAACCGTCAGGATAGCCGTCCGGCGAACGACGACAAGGCTCCGGCTCGCGAGGCCACCGTTTCCAAGGAGGAAGGTCAGAAGATCGTGACCTTCTGGTCGGACAAGATCGCGAAGATCACCCGCACCAAGGAAGCGATGGAAATCGCGTCGAGCCAGGACTTCATCAAGGACATGAAAGTCCTGTCCTCGAACGGCGAGGCCTATGTGATGGGCAAGCTCAGCGACAAGTCGCAGGAGCTGAAGAAGGCGGCCCATGCCGGATAGGGCTGCGGCCTACATGGAGCTGGCTACCTTTGCGATTTCGATCGCCGAGGGGCCAGCCTCCTCCCTGCGGCAGTGGTGGGCGGACGAACGCGCCCACCGCGAGGACTACGGCCTCAGCCAGGATCAGATCGACACGCTCGTCGAGGCCTGCCGGCTGAAGGTTGAGTCCTGGAGCAGCGAGGAGAGACCGAGGCAAGAACAGAAACCCCGATCAACCAACCAGCGCGCCCGGCAGGGATCGCTGATCTGAGGCGTCATGAAGAGAACTGACACATGAGCGCGAGCAACAAGTCCAAGAACAAGTGGATCCTTGTCCGGAAGTTCGAGGGTCACCTGGTCCCGCACGCCCGGTACGACGTCGAGATGTTCGAGTCGATCCCGGAGAACGTTCCCGTTCGGATCCAGGTTGCTCAACCCCGCAGCGGCCCCAGGCATCGCCTGTACAGGGTGATGCTGCGTATCGTCGCCAACAACACGGATCTATTCGCCCACGAGGATTCGCTGCACGACACCCTCCTGCTCGCTAACGGAGTCGTGCGTCCGGTCATGACCACCGCTGGCGAGATCATCATGATGCCCTCCTCCACCGCGTACGACGCGATGGGCGAGGACGAGTTCAAAGCCTACTTCGACGCCGCGCTCGAAACGATCCAGACGCACATCATCCCGGGTATCGACCTGGATGAGCTGCTGAAGGAAGCCCGGCAACAATCCAACTACAAGGACGCCGCGAACGACAACGACGAGCGGCCCAGCGACAAGGTGGCGTGATGAAAATTTTGAAGAAGCTTTCGAACCTGATCGGCGGGCTCGGCAAGAACGAGAAGCCGGAGATGCCGAAGTGGTTCGGCTCCTACCTCGACGAGGATGCGATGGTCGCCGACGTTGTCCGGCGCGTCAGCGATGACCAGATCGCGCTGAACCGCTGGCTCGATCCGTACAGCTGGAAGTTCCCATACCTCGGGCGCCCGATTCCGTTCGGCCCCAAGGAGCCGGAACACACCGGCTGTCTGATCCACGCCGGCCGCGGTATCCGCAACTTCTACGGCCTCTGGCACGCGGACAATCCGCACACCGGGGGCAACGACTACGAGATCACGGACGGCATCGTCACCGACCCGCGTCATCCAGACAACTTCTCCCAGCGCGTCGTCGAGCGGGCGAAGGCTGAGCTGGCTCGGCTCTTCCCGGAGTTCATCGTGGCATGAACCGCGCAGGTAAGAGCAACGCGGCGGTCTTCGACGTCGCCAGACAGTGCGTCGACAACATCAACTTCCACCGGAAGCAGGGCTGGGACGTGCAGGACGCTGCTGTGCTGATCACGACGCCGCCCAAGTGGAAGGCACCGCCGAAGTTTCCCCGCGGGGAGATCGTCCAGGTGAAGGAGGACGGCACACGCATTCGCCGCCTCCCCGCTATGAGGCTGCTCGCCTGGTTCTGCGGCAACGGACTCATCAAGCCCATCTTCGAAGACCGCAAGGACTTCGCAATCGAGGAGACTAAGAAATGAGAGGCGTCGAGATCAATAGCACTGTCTGCATTTCAGGTGAGGATGGCTCTTTAGTTAAGGTTCATCCCAACCTGGATCGCACAGCGGCTGCAATGTTCGTCTTCAATGGGAATGAAGCGACCTCTGGAGCATGGGTCTTCATGGACAAGCCTGACATCGACAGGCTGATCGAAGGCCTCCAACAGGCAAGGGAACAACTGCTGTGAAGCGCATCCTCAAATACGAGCAGACCGTCACCCTGCACGGCGAGGACGGCGAGAAGCTGCGGGTGTCACACGACAACCGGGGCGAGCCGTTCCGCAAGGGCGTCTCACTCTGGCTCGAGTCTGGCAGCGTCACGCAGGGCGTCTTCATCGAACAGCATGAAGGCGAGCGGCTGCGCGACCTATTCAACCTCATCTTCCCAGGGAAAAACTGACAATGAACCCGAAGCTGCTACCCGCCGCAGATGACCTCGGCGGCAACATTTCCAGAATCGTCGAGGAGTCCGGTGAGGTTCTCCAGGCGATCGGCAAGATCGAGAGATTTGGTCTCGACAGCTACCACCCGCGCAAGGGCGGGCTGAACAACGCCGCGCACATGCTGAGCGAGCTGGCCGACCTGCGCCACGCCATCTCTGTCACCGAGTCGCTGCTGACCGACCACGCGAAGGCCGTGGTGCTGAGCGACGGCGTCTACCGCCACGACTTCGTCTGGACCGATACGCTGATCACCACCAAGGAACTGCGCGAGCTGGTCGGCGACGAGGACTACGACAACGACGACGACTTCAACGACGCCCACACCTGCATCCCGGTCTGTGCCGGCCAGTGGCACCGCGAGGGGCTGGAATGGCGCTTTTACGTCGACCCGGAGCTGGACTGATGCGCACCCCTCGCTTGTCGAGAGCCCAGCTCAGGCTCATGGACGCATGGGTTCCGACCCAGAAGCATTGGATGGAGAAGGCCGGCTGGTTCATCGGCGTTACGGCTGCGACCAAGCGCGAGCAGCGCAGTCTGGACGCCCTGAACCGGAAGGGTTTCATCAGCTTGGACGGCGAGTTCACCAAGGAAGGCCTGGCAGCCTACGAGAGAAAAATTTCTCGTCTTCGTGCTTGACTGTTTGCTTGAATGCAAATACCAAAAGCAAATGGATGCCACCCTCCCTCTCGCACCGCCGACCGGTTTCCGCAAGGGAATCCCGGTCACGGTGAAGCTCACGGTGGTCATCCGGCAGGACGCCAAATGCGCGACCTGCGGTGAACGCCTGGGCAAGCTCGAAGACGCCGAGTTCGATCATGTCCCTGCATTGCAGCTGCGGTGCTGGGATCCAGAGGCGAAGGACACTGTGCCTCCCGCTAACGACGCGGAGCACATCTTCGCCAAGCACGTCGACTGCCACGCGGCCAAGACCTTCGGGTCCAAGGCTTCGAAGCGCGGTGCCGACGTGACGGAGATCGCGCGGACAAAGCGCATAGCCAAGGACACCGAAGAGTTCAGACGCCGCATGCTGGCGAAGAGCGACCCCGATGCGGTGGTCGAACCTCCCAGCATGCGGCCCAAGCGGGCGTGGCCGAAGCGGTCATTCTCGAAGAGGGAAAAACATGAAGGCACACGTTCGCGAGATCAAGAAGGAGGCGCAGCAGCTGAAGGATGATGGCGAGATAGACGAGTTCTACCTCGACCAAAACAGAAGACACTACGTGGTCCACTTCCGAGTCCGGACATCGTGGGCCCAGGTGCCTTTCGCATCATCACCGCGCACCCCGTACGTTTCCAACTTCACCAGACAGCAGATCCGACGCCGCATTCGTTCTCTGCCGTGACGTTTGTTTGAATGCAAAAGGAGCACCGATGTTCACTTCCGACGCCATCTTGAGCGGCCTGATGAAGGCCTTCGCCTTCCTGGCCAGACCGAAGCCTGGTCCCAAGGTCAAGTTCACCTACCGCACCGCCGGCACGGCTGTGCATGCCCGTCGCCGCCTGCGCCCGTCCGAGAACGTCGCTGTCAACCAGCTCGTCTCCGACCTGGCGATCCTCGATCCGAACAACACGGACCACGACGCGAAGATCAAGGAGACGATCAACGCACTCGGCAAGCAGCCGGTGAAGTTCGTCCCGATCAAGCGCGAGACCCGCATCCAGACCGCCAAGGTCTACCCGTACCGCTCAACCAAGCGCGGCGCCTGAGCAGAAACGAGAAACGTAGCTTATGAGAATCGACCGACTTTTCACTGCTGGCGTCAACTCGCCCTACGACAACATCAAGTTCAAGAAGGCCACCAGCGAGATCAAGAACCCGGATGGCTCGGTTGTTTTCCGCATGGAGAACATCGAGGTGCCGGCGCATTGGTCGCAGGTTGCCATCGACGTGCTCGCGCAGAAGTACTTCCGCAAGGCCGGCGTGCCGAAGCGCCTGAAGAAGATCGACGAGGACATGGTGCCGGTATGGCTCCAGCGCTCGACCGGCGACTTCTTGGCCCGCGAAGCCTCTGAGTGGGGCAAGGATCTGACTGGCCCCGAGACCTCAGCCAAGCAGGTGTTCGACCGCCTTGCCGGTTGTTGGACCTATTGGGGCTGGAAGGGCGGCTACTTCGCTCCCGAGGGCACCAAGAAGGGCGACGCCTTCAAGCTGAAGGACGCCGAGGCCAACGCGCTCGCGTTCTTCGACGAGATGCGCTTCATGCTGGGGCAGCAGATGTTCGCGCCCAACTCGCCGCAATGGTTCAACACCGGCTTGAACTGGGCCTATGGCATCGACGGCCCCGCACAGGGCCACTCGTATGTCGACGACGCTCTGTACCAGACACACAAGGACGACGACCGCTATCCCAACTTTCTGGCGGTGGTGAAGTCGAAGAGCGCCTACGAGCGCCCGCAGCCGCACGCCTGCTTCATCCAGGGCATCCAGGATGATCTCGTCGGTGACGGCGGCATCATGGACCTGTGGACCCGTGAGGCCCGCCTGTTCAAGTACGGCTCCGGCACCGGCTCCAACTTCTCGAACCTGCGTGGCAAGGGCGAGAAGCTGTCCGGCGGCGGCCAGTCGTCCGGCGTGATGTCGTTCCTCAAGATCGGTGACCGGGCTGCCGGCGCGATCAAGTCGGGCGGCACGACGCGGCGCGCGGCCAAGATGGTCGTGCTCGACGTCGATC